TCGGACACGTCTGCCTTGCTAGCTGATGCGTCTGACAGGAGCTTGACGCGGGCTGACACGTCCGCCAGATCCTTCTGCATGGCAAAGGGAAGCGGCGCTGAAATCTTCTCAGGCTCCGGACCTCCAAACGGCCACGCGCCAAGCTGGCGAGCACCGATGATCAGCGGGAGCACGACGGCCAGAAACACAGCGACCCACATCCATCGGGGCCAAGTACGGGGGGATAGGATAGTCATCTGGTTCACCCTTTTTTCAGTTCTTTGATGGCTTCGCGGCAGACAGAACGACGGTTCAGAATACGCTTGTAGCGGCCCTTGTTGGTGTCATCACGCTTGACGGCTTCAGACCGGAGCACGTCCGCGTCCGGGACTTCGATCCACGGCGCATCCGGATCCGTGCATTCGGCCGGCAAAGCGATCGGCTCGGCATCGACTACGGATACGATGGGCGCGACGTCTTTGGACGAGCAGCCCGCGAGCAGTAGACAGGCGCAGCCGGTTAGGAGTTTATAGCGGGAAACCGCTAGCATCGGATGGCTGATCATTTCCGCATCTCCCGGGCCACGGCGCGCGGAAACACGACAGGATCGTCTTTCAGCTTGGCGAGTTCGGCGGCAATCGCTGCCGCCCGTGCCACGGCTTCGTCGCGCTCCTGTTCCATCTTTTCGCGCTCGACTTCTGCAGCACGTGCCGACATAGCGGCCCGTTCTGCCCGTCCTTTGTAGACAGAGGCCAGCCCCGAATTGATCCTGGTCAGCCACGAGGCATCGCGCTTGGCACCGCCCGCGCTTTCGGCCTTGCCCCAGAATACCGCCAGCGTAATCGCGACGATTAGCACCACGAGCACGGTGGCAATGGCTTTGGCCATGTCCGCGTTAAACCAACGCTTGGCCCCGGCAAGGAATGTCCAGACTGCCAGCATCACACTCCCTCCATCTTGTGTCGCGTGACACGCTTGAAGAACGCATACGCAGCGCAGAACACACCCGCGAGCAGCGAGATGAAAATGGGATCAGTCAGCAGCGACCAGATCAGGACGTTGAGGTCCATCTGCCCGGCCGTCGTCGCCTTGGCGAGGGACGGTTGTGCTGCCTGATAAAGCCCGAACGCCCCAGTCCCGCCCGCTATGGTTGCGCTTTGCACTTCCGTTGAGTGGGCAACCGTTGGAGGGGGTGCAGGCGCTTTGGAGATCGCGTCAGCAGGCGGCTTGTCCGGGACTTCGTCCTCAAGACCGTCATCGATCCCAAACGCATAAGCCCGGACTTCCTCCAGGGGGAACAGCGGATTCGTGTCGATCTTGCGCTTAGGCGAAATCATCCAGTGCGTCACGATTTCGTTGCAGTCCGGGTATTCCTCGCACAGTGCGCGGCAGAGCTTTTTGACGGCGGCAATCTGCGCGTCCGGATAGGGCAGCCACCACGCATCGCCGTGCTCCGGGGTGGACTTGTGCACGATTTCCGTCGAGGGAAAGCCCTTCTCCGTCTGCTTGTGGAACCAAGCCCGGCCGTTCTTATCCAGCGCACCCGGGTTGACGATCTCGATCCCAACCGAAAAGGCGTTGCAGAACGTCTTTCCGCGCCACGAGGATTTACCAGCGTGCCACGCCTTCTTATTGAACGGCACCATCTGCGTGACCGTGCCGTCAGTATCGACCACAACATGGGCGCTCGTCTTACACTCGCGAGACCGGAACCACGCCACGCAGTTACCCTTTTCGAGCCTGCCGGCCGTGTCGTGCACCACGATCAGCGACGGCGTCATGTCCCCGCCGCTGGCGTTTGCCGCGACGAAAGGTGCGCCCACAATCCGGTGCTTTGCAATCTTCATGGCGGATGCCACCTTCGTTAGATCTTAGCCATCTGCCCAGCGACGCCACAGCGCCAGCGCTCTATGCGCCAGCCGGGGTGCTCACTCGCCCACTTTGAGAGTTCCATCTGCCCGTACAAAACGCACTCGTGCAGGGAGACCTGTTCGGCCTCGTAGGTCTTGGTCTGCGCAACGCAGTTGTACGGAGATGCCAGGGCACAGACGGTAAATGCGATCTCGATCATGCGGTTTGCTCCCCGCTGAACGCGCACAAACGCTTAGTGCACTACCCCAAAAGCTTCTGGGGCTCGTCTACTACCGGCATCGGCAATGCCGTATAGCCGTCCATCCGGGACACGATTGCCAGTTTCATGTCGTCAGTTGCCGTAACCATCTTGGCCACTTGCTGCGTCAGGTTGGCCTGTGCCTGTGCCTGATGGTTGAAGGCCTGGATCAGCATGTTGCGCTCTTCCTCGATCGCCTTCTGATCCGTCTTCATGGCGTTGGAGATTTCCAACTGGCCTTGAAACTGTGCTTGCCTTGCACACACGTAGCCAAGCCCTATGACCTCATGCGAGTTCGCGGGCTTTCCGGTTACGGGCGTCCAGTAGGCGCAAGCCGGACAGGTCTTGCACATCGGCTTCCACAGCATCCGCATCCGTCCGCCGTTGGCATCGGGGCAGTACCTGTCCTTTGGCAACTCCTCTTTGCTCCGGTAGGTGCTGAGCATGGGGTTAGTCCTTCACGATGTTGTTGACGTCGAGATAGGCGACGTTGAAGTTCAATGCCGTCCCGCTGCCGCCCGACGAGACCGTAACAACGATGGACTGGCCACCATCCGACGACGTTTCACCGACCGTTGCCGTCGAGTTCGACCCTTCCATGGAGTAGTAATAATCAGCACCGCCAGAGCCACGGCCCTCGACATAGACCTGGCTCGTTGATGTCACGCCGCCGCTGCCGCCGCCGACCGCATTCACGAACATTTTGTGGGTGTGGTTCGATGTCGTGATCGTGTCCGACATGGTAAAGCTCGGCAGGTTTGCTCTGCCAATCGTGCGATCCGCAAATATTGACGTGAACCCCGAGGTGCCGCCCGTGCCGCCTGCCGCGCTGCTCACCACACGAAGGGCGTAGTTTGTAACCGCCGTACTGATCGTGTAGCCGATCGGAGCTGTCGCGGTTGCTGAAATAAGCGCATCCCCTGACGCAAAGCCGTTCTGGCCGGCAATACGCACCCCTTGCACGGAATCGGATATCAGGCTGACACGCGAGTTGCGCGCAACGACCGCAACCGTGGATGAAAACCCGGATCCAGACGGGGCCACAAGGTTGTTGCGGATTGTCACGGTAAAGGCGCCCGTGGTCCTGTTCTCGACGTAAAAGAAACCAATGCATTCCGTCGTGATGGTGATGTTGGCCGTCAGAACGCCAGATAGATACAGGATAGCAGACCTGGATTCGGACGCCGTTAGCGTAACGTTGGAACTGGATAGGCTCAGCGCCGTCCTGCCGCCCAAATTGTCGTCAATATAGGTGATGACGTCGTCGTTGAGCACGCCGCCCCAGGTTCCGGAGTTGGAGCCCGTCGCCTGTAATTCGAAGCCCTTGTTTGGAGACTGGGTCATTGGGTGCCCTCTTGGTCACGGGTCATTGCAGATGCGCCAACGGCGGCACCGGCCACGCCAAGCGGCCAGCTATCGTTGTCGCGAAGCTCTTTGATGAGGCGCCCCAACGCTTGGGGCTTCTTGGTCTTCAGCAGGTTCTGAACACGCAACATTCTTGCCGACAGCATTTTGTCAGTAAGGCCTTGATAATCAGCCGCCTTTATGTTGTCTAAACTCTTGCCGCTCTTCAGAGCTGCTTCGACATCGTCCCAAAGCTTATTTTTGACGGCCTTGGAAGCCGTAGGAGATGGCAATGCTTTCGTGGTTCCGCCGCCCGCAGCAGAAGGTTGAGACAGAGCCTGTGGTTGAACTTGAGCCGGTAACTGACCTCCCGGAGCAGGAGACCGACGAGCAGCTTTTTCAGCGTCTTGCAAATGGCGCGCGTGTACTCGACTACCTGAAGAAAGTGTCGCGCGCTCATCAGCAAGAACTTGACGAGCTTTTGCAATCTTGCCGCTCGCAGCCGCGTTCATAACTTCGCGCTCTGCCAGATCGTCAAAGGCTTTGGCAGGAAGCGGGCGGACGGTTGCTGCTACCTCGTCTACCGGCGCCTTGGTTGCAAACTTGGCACCCAAACCCGCCCCAACAAGCCCGCTGGCAATGGCGGGCAGAGAATCAGCGACAAAGTTCTGCGGCTTCAAGTGCTCCCGAGCCCTCTGGTTGGCCAAGACGGGCTGAATTTCCCCACGGGCATCAAAGTACGTCTGAGGCAGTCCATACCCGTCCACGACGTCAGCAGCTCCCCGGATGTCCATAGGGACCGTCGCGGGAAGTCCTACCGCCAGCGCTTGACGGCCTAGCCGTTTGTTGTCCCAAAGCTCAAGCGCCCGCTCGGCCCGCAGGATCCGTTCGGCATCCCCGCCTTTCTTGGCCTCGTCGACAGCCTTGAGAAGCTTGCCGCCTTTCTTGGCGATCATCCCAAGACCAGCCGCAGCAAGCCCACCAGACGCGATCGAGCCAAGCCCAACGGCCGTTTTGAACCACGGGTTGCGCTCGGCAAACCCCTTTGAGTTCTCAGCCTCAAGCTGCTTGTTGATGTCGTCAAGGTAGGCTTCGTAATCGCTTCCGATCGCTGCCTCTTCATCGGCAAGCCCTGACTGGCCTTCCCGCCACGTCTGCTTTGCTCGCTCGACAGCGTTGGATAGCTCGCGGTTGGCGACCTTGACCATGTTGCGCTTGTTGAGGTCGATATAGGTAGGCGATGCTCTAAACTCTCGCTCAGCCCTGGCTGCGGCTTCCTCCAATGTCTCGCGGGGCTTGCGGCGCTCTTGGAAGAACTCGTCGCGCGTCATCGCGACAGGCATGGGCTTTGGCGGGTTTTTGTGCTGGTCGACTGTCTCCACAACGCCTTCGCCAGCCTCATAGAGAACGCCAGGGAGCGCCGTGGGGATGGACCCGACGAGGGAAGCGATAGGCGCTTGATCCTTATCGTGCGTCAGCCAGTCAGCGATGCTATCGGCCCCAAGGTAGCGGGCTGCCTTCGACGTCGCCCCGCCAAGATCCAGAAACCCGGCAAAGCCGCCGCGCATGGCGTCCGAAAAAGCGCTCTTAGGACGATTGCCGTTCTTGTAAATGCGCTGGTCGAAGATTTCCGGTTCCTCTTCCGGCCAAGCTGATGTTGCTGCCGCATCATCCATGAGAGAAGGCTTGAGGCGCGGGAGAGAAACAGCACCGCCGTCAGCGTAGCCCGGCGCACTTCCTGTCTGCGATGTTGTTCCGACAATGGCATTGCGAGACGTGTTTGTTGGCTGCGCCAGGGTGCGGAGCCGGTCTTGCTGACGTCGCATGTTGTGTATGTGCCTCGCAACATTGGCCGTGTCGTCCATTTGCGTTGAGAGAATGTCAGCCATGGGCCGGTTCTTGCGCTCTGTCAGGATTTGCGTCATGCGCTCAAGTAGCCAATTGCGCACGCCCCGGACGTTGGCGTTCTCGACAGCAGCGACGAGCCCTGTTTCAGCATCTGCCTGCTTCTGCGCCACCCCACGGCGATGCGTGGCTGAATTGCGCGTCATGTTCTGAGAAACTTCCGCAACCTTCTGGTTGCGAACGGACCGTGTAAACTGCACCGCAGCTTCGTTGCCGAACAACTGGCGAATCAGGTTTCTCGATGCGTCGTTGGAAAACAGCTTAGAGACGGCGTGAGAGTCCCCTAGATTGTCCAACTTGTCCGAAAGTTTCTGCAGAACGTGCACCCGGACGATGTCTTGGGCTTCGGGCGCCAAGTGCTGGAACTCGGCCAACTGCTCTCTAAAGCGCGGCCCTGCCTTGGTTGCGAAAGCGTCACCTAAATCCTGTGCAACCTGGGACAGGTTCATGTCCGCCCAACGCCGATTAGCGACAGCCCAATCCGGGCTCATCTCTTCCATGGTCCGGGTCAAAAGCCGGTACAGGGGGCGAATTTCGTTGGCAAGATCAGCGCGCCCGTTACGGGTCAGGGCTTCGATCTGTCCGCGAATCGTCGTGCGCCCCTGCTGCATCTGTCGCAGACCTTGGACACCAATTGACCCGTCCGGCCGGCGCACGGCTACCTGATTGACGGCATTGCGGATGGTTGCCGCCACTTCCGGCGCGCTTGTTGCGGCCCGGTTGGCTAAGTATTCAAAAAAGCGAGGGATTTGCTGGTATCGCTGCGGCGTTGCTACCGGGGTGTTATAAGCCGCGTCGTACTCTTGCCCGGCAAGCCTTCTGGCCGTTTCGACGAGATCTGCTGTGTCTTCGATGGTGGCAGGGCGGGTTCCACGTGCTCCCGTTGCGACACGCGGCGCCATGTCTGCAAGCGTTTCCCGCATGGACGGGGCCAGCGTTTCTTGACGCAGAGCAAGGGCGTTTCTGACGTCGTGGGCAGATTGCGCGTTGCCGTTGTTTGCGAGGTAGTCAAGCTTGCCTTGGAGGCCCGTGCTCTCAAAGCGGCCAAGCTCGTCGAGGTCCACGTTTCCGGCTGGCCGTAGTCGCTGCGCTGCGTCGGATGCTGCGACGGACGGATACTCTGCCAGAAGTAAATCGCTGCCTTCATGAACCTGCGTAAGACGCCGGATCTGCTGTGCTGCGGTTTGAGGGGTGACGCCCGTTTCTTGAGCAATGCGGGCAATAGCAGCTTGCTGTGCTTGGGGGACGCTGCCTCCCGCCCGCTCCATTTCCTCTCCGAGGATATCAAGGGTCCGCCTGTTGGTGGCGACGTTGTTTCTGGAGGCGCCGGCAGCAACTTGGTCAGCAAATTCATCCACGCCCCCCTGTAGATCATCAGCAACAGAGCCATAAGCTCCCGCCTGGCCCTGGTTTGCCACACCGCGCCGGATAGCTTGGGCGCTGTTGGTGACAACCGGGATCGCCCCGCCAAGCACCACGCCAGCAGGGGCTGATACAGCAGCATTTTCTACGCGATTTGCAAACCCGCCTTCCCCTGTTGTAAAGCCATGCGCTGCGGCATAGCCACCGCCTTGCGCAGCACCAAGGCCAATATCCCGCAAGGCCGTTGCACCACGGGCAAACGGTGCGAGCGGGGCCGTTGCTAAGCCGCCTGCGATTTGGGTGGCAGCAGACGTCAGCGGGGCTTCTTCGTCACCTTCCGCATCTTTGGCGCGCTCATAGGCCAACTGCATGTCGTAGTCATAGCCAAGGCCAGAGGCGATCAGGGCGTTGCCCTCATCTGCAAGGCCGCCAAGGATCGGGACGCCGCGCGCAAGCCGGCGCACCGTATCGTCAACAGTCTGTCCGATTCCGCCTTTGGCACGCTCCCGCTTAACGACAGCACGCGCCCACTCCTTGCGGGCGGCTTCGCGCTTGTCTTCCGGCATTCCTTCAATTGCCGTCTTGGCCACATCCCAATCGTCGCTCCACTCCATTGCGGGCGGTTGAGCTCCGACAATCTGGAACCCAGGGGGAGGCGGCGGGACGCCACCAGACATGTCCGGCGGATCAATCATTGTGAACCCAGGCGGCGGTGGCGGGATGTTCTGGTTCATTGAACGGGCACCCATTCTTTGCCGTTGAACTCAATCACGTTTCCCTTGTCGTCTTTTGCGCGGACGGGTGCGCTTCCAGATTTTGGCGCTGTACCGGATGCCCCATCAGGAGCTTGGAAGTAATCCCGCCATGCGTCAACGTTCTCTGGCTTGGTGACAAATGTGCCGTCTTTTGCTTCTTCGATGATTGGTTTTTCGGTGATGAACTTGTTCCAAGACCTTTGCGCGCCATCAAGCGACCCCTTCGAACGCAACCACTCATCGAAGAACAGCGCCTTCTCCTGTACGCGCCTAGAGGCAAGCTTCATGCCGTCAATTACAGGCGCAGCCGCTGCATCCCGCATATAGATACCCGGCGTTGCAAGTCCGAAAATGCGCATTTCAGCGTCAGACACTGCACCCTTTGTTTTGCCGACAAATCCTAGTCGGACCTCTTCTGCAGCAGAGGCAACCTCTTGACCCGCACTTGTCCACCCGGAGGCGTAGCCGCCAATCGGACCCTCCAGATCTGTCTTTGAACGCGCCGCTTCCAGCCGCTTTAAATTCCCGACCAGTTCTTCTGCATTGTCGGACTCTATCGCGTATCTATCTACGCGAGCAGAGTCGGCCTTCGACAAGGCCTTCTCTGTGGTGGTTTGCCCGCGCTTCATTTCGCTAAATTTAGCCTGCTCTTCCGGGGACATCCGCTGATACGCTTCCCACGTCACAAGGTCTGCGGGCTTGTTTGTGACATCTGCCGGCGCCGTATAAATCGGCTCGACCTTATTGGCCTCCGGATCAATGGCGATGATCTGGTTTCCAACCCGCTCATACTTGCGTTGTGGTGGCGCCTCATACACTACAGAGTGCGTGCCATCCGGCATAAGCCTGATAACCCTGCCGTTGATCTCCATCATCTTGCCTTGGGCTTCTTTGGCTTTGGCTTCTGCATCTGCTTTGCGCTGACGTTGAGCCTGAGCGTAAAAATTAGCGCCCGCCAATCCACCCCTGCCGATGTCCTCGAAAGCATCACGGCCGCCGCCAGCTATCATGCCAAGGCCAGACAAGAAGATCGCCTGATTGGCATCATCGCTCAGCCCATTGCCCCACATGCTGCCCCAGCCCTTTTCAGCAGGGGGAGAAGCCGATGCGGTAGGACGAATGGCACCAAGCCCAGAAGTCTGCTCCTCGACAGCACCGCCATCAGCAAACCCGAACACAGATCCGATGCCAGAAGCTAAACCGCCAAGCCCGCTGCTGAGATAGTTGCCCCAGCCTGAAGCGCTGCTCGGGTTGACCGTCGTTGACCAACCAGACGAAGGGTCCGTCGTCGTGCGCATCATCGCGCCCAACCCTCCGGTGCCGCCGATGGCTTCCTTCGCCATCTTCAAGCCTTCCAGCATTTCCCCCATGCCGGATGACCCGCCGGACGATGCAGCCGGAACGGACATCTGCGGGGGCTGCATTGAAGCTGTCGCACGCATGTTTGAGATCGGCACATAGCTCGTGTTCTGCGGCTCTCCGGTTACAACACCGCCGTCTGCCATGCCTGGCATTCCGAATAGTGTCGCGCCCAAGCCGACCAATTTGCCCAGTCCGCCGCCGCTGGTCTTCGACGTGCTTGATCCCGTCCCTGTACTCGTGCCGCCGGCCTGTGATCCAACCCCCTGCAGGATGCTGGCCAGCCACTGCTGCGTCTCAAACGGGTAGGCGCTTTGAGCCTTGGCGTTTGCCGTGTTGGCATCAAGAACCTTTTGTTTCTGGTCCTGCTGCATTCCGCCGATTCCCAGCAGAGCATTGGCGTCGTTGAAGCCGAGCTGCTGAGCAAGGCTTCCTAAGCCGCTTTGGATCTGTGAGCCTTGTAGCGCTCGGGATGCATCTGTCTGTGCCGCTCCCAATGCCGACTGCCAGCCCTGATTGCGCAAACTGGCAATACCCGACGACATCTCACGGTCGGAGGCTTCGCGTGCCAGCGCTTGGGCTACCTGCGAACGGTCGCCCGTCAAAGCCCCCATCTTGGATGCATTCGAGTTGACGTCCGCCATACGCCGATCGGACATAAGGTCCCAATCGTTGATGGCAGACCCGATCACCTGATCGGTGTAGGGGTTCATGTAATTGGAGATGTCAGCGCCGGTAATCGCGGCCGATCCACGATCAGCAAGGGCGCCAGCATCGGAAAGATACGGCTGGTAGTCCCCAACGGTCTGTTGCACCGTGGAGAAGCCCTGCTGCTGTGGGGCCGTAAACCCCGCGACATTCTGCTGTGTTGCAGAGTTCCACGGTGTCTGCGCCGTCTGCTGCGCCTGTCCGACAAGGCCCTTGTAGGCATCGGAGATGTAGCCTGTCGGTCCCCAGGACTGGTTTTGCGTAGTGGAAGACTTTTGCTTCCCGCCGCCGAACAAGCTGCCCATTATTGCGCTCCTGTGCCAGTGCGTGCACCGTATAAGAAGAATGCGCCGGCAGGTTCGCCTAGAGCGCGCTTGTAGTGCCTGACTTTCGCCTCGGTCCTGTGGTTAGAAATAATCCCGATCATGAGAGGCAGATGGAAATGCTTGGACATCGCCATCGCCCACGCGATCAGGTCACGCGAATTGGAGGACTTACGGAAATCAGGCTTTACATAGGAGAACAGCTCGATCAGACCCGGCTCGTCGGCATACCAGAGGCTATCGATCTCAAGGAAGATCGCAGCCTGCATACTTCCCGGTTCCCCGATACACCCGACAATCCCCCGGCGTTTGTCGATCTCAGGCCGCGTTGCACTCAGCAACATCGCCTTGACCTTGTGCTCGGCCATCGGGAAGATAAAATTCTCCTCGTGGAGATGATGACAAAGTTCGAATAGTTCATCAACGTCGCGCGCATCCGCTAAGCGTACCCGCGACACTTCACCCATGATCATGGTCACTTCTCCGGTCCTGGGAGCGCTCGCAAGCGCTGAATGTTTTGAGCGCGTGTGCGCCTGACGAATTGGTCCAAAAGCTCATGCCCCGCATCCAGATCGCCATTGCCAAGGGCAGCGACCGTCTCAGGAGCAATTACGAACTCCCCGCCTGCCGCAGCGATCGGCACACGGCCACCATCGGCACGGCGTACAGGCGGCAGCGGAAACATCTTGGAGACCGTTTCCATGCCCGCATTCGTGTTGCCTTCACCAAGGCTCGACACGATGTCTGCAGGAAGCACGAACGATCCGGCAGCAACCGTGATCGGAAGGTGATCCGTACGGCCCGGAACGGTGGAATGCAAAGGTCCGGCATGGATTGGTTCAGATCCGTCCGGCAAACCCCTGACCTGTCCGCCATGGGCAAACGTGCTGCGATACGGCGTTGTGGCCTCGATTGGTGTGCCTTGCGTCTGGAAGGCTTGAATGGGCATCAGTTGCACCTGTGGGGCGGGTGCTGGCTCTGGCTCTGCAAACAGACTGGCGAGTTTCATGAAGTCGAACGACGGCTTGACGTCTGCTGTCGAAGCAGGAGCCTCCGACGAGGCCACGGCATAGGACGAGGTGGGCGTGGGCAGCGGCCGGACGGGAGTGGGTGCTGCCTCGTATTCCGGCTTGACCTCGTGGCCAGCATCAGCCGTCACAACATCGCCAGCAACCCCAGCGTAGCCCGTAGGTGGCACGCCATAGCCGCCGTTGATCGATCCCTGATCCTTGCCGGGAGCCGAATAGGTCCCCTCTGGTGCCACGAAGGCGTGACTTCCATCCCGGAGCACGACGTTCTTATATGAGCCTGTCTCAGGATTGTATCCGGTCCACTTAGGCCATGAGCGGTACTTGTTGGGCTCACGCGCTGTCAGCGCCACCATGGTTCGTTCTGGTGCTAGGAAGTGCGTTGCCCCTTGCACGTTGTCTGGCTCTTGTCCTGACCAGCGCCGTTCTGCCCATCCGGTTAGGTCCGAGAACTGCGGCATGGACATGATGCGGCCAAGCCTGCGCTCCTGTGCGGGCTCGATTGTCGGCTGATAGATCGGCTTTGAAACGTGCTCGCCAATATCCACGCCATCGCGCTTGGCGCGGTTGACCATGGCGCCAAGAGCGTTTCGAGCGTCGTCTATGTTAGCCGCATCCGCTTCCATCAAAGCCATGGCAGCGGCTTTCTGGAATGGGGTTAGGCTGTTCCATGTTTCGTTAGACCCAGTCCAAGAGCGAACACGTCCGCCACCGGCATACCCTTCTTCTTGTCCTAGAGCACTTGCTAGGAGGGCTGGTTTGCTATCTGCATTTGCAGCAAGAAGGTTTGCAGAATCCGATTTAGCAGGGTCAAAAGCAGCGTTGACAGAGCGGATGTATTCAGGTTTTAGCGGTATATATTGCGTCTGAGAGCCGCCAAGGTCCGTCATTTCTCTGATCTGCACTTGGTCATAACCCTGACGCCGTGCTTCGTCGTATAGTGCGGCGTACTTTCCAGCGGGCGGATGATCAACACCAAGGGCAGCAGCAAGGTTGTCCGATACCCAACCGAATGACCCGTCAGGCCCTTTGTCGCTGACGACAAGAGGCTTATCAGCCTTTGCGTATAGTGGGTAAATCATAGGGTCGCCGCCGCCCCTCAACCCGTAGTTTTGGGAGTTAGCGTAAATATCCGCAATGTCTGGGTTGTCTGTCAGGTAAACATTGCGCCTTGTGCCGTTGCCTCTTGTCCCCGGCTCAAATTCTTGGAAGTCTTTACCCGTCCCATGATACAGCACCCTATCCGTATCAAACCCCATCTCTCTCGCACGAGCTAATCTAGCTTCAGGGCTCATATCTAAAGCCCCTGCTAGGAGGGCTGGACGGGAGTCTGAGTTGGCAGCAAGTACGCCCTGAAGCGGCGCGTCTGGTATTCCCGCGGCTCTCCTGCCTTCCGGCCCCATGTCGTTCAGAATTTCCGCCCGCTTTGCCTCCATAGCCGCGCGCATATCAGGCCCAATCCCGGAAGCCTTTGACAGCTTTGCGGAAAGTATGTCGTACATCGTAGAAAGGTCGCTACCTGCGTCCGCCATGCGGTATTGCTGACCCATCAGGATGTCAAACTTAGGCCCCCAAACCTGTTCGATGGCAGGCTCACTTTTGCCTAGAGCACTTGCTATCCCAGGCACAGCACCTTCCTTAGAGGCGTTGGAATAGAGCCTAACAATCTGGTCTATGTCCGGGATGTCTTGTGTTTCCCATGGGGGAGTTGCACGGCGCTCGTCGGCGCTCATGTTCATGCGCTTCTGAACGTTGCGGGCTTCTGTCTCGCCTGCAAGGCGCTCGTAGTCCCTCAAGCCAGTGTCTCGCAGCCGGTTCATTGCGATCTGGTTTAGCGTCTCAGCGGGGAAGCTTCTTGTCTGCTCAAGAGCCATACCGAACTCGTCTAGGCCGTCCATGCCTGGAATCTTGCGGAAGTCGAACGGTTGGCCGATGTCGTTTTCTATGCGCTGGCGAATGCTTTCCTTGATCTCAGGAACGCGAGCGTCACTGTAGAAAAGCTTGTCAATCCCAAGGTCGTCTAGTTCAGAGCGAATAACAGCAGGTAGCCGTGCCTCCCATGATGCGCGGGAATTGAGCGGAGCGGACATGCTCTCTGGGTTCCCGCCCTTGGCAAATTCCTCTGTGGCTTGAATAGCGTGCTGGCCTTCGTGTAGCAGCGTTTCCATCGCCTCCCCGCGCGGGCTGCTGCCCTTAATTTCTAGGTCGTTAACCCCTCGCCCCCCAAAACTGCCATAGACATCACCTTTTGATATACCTAGTCCTAGGTCTGCCGTGTCCGGGTAAGCGCCATAAAGATTTTGATGCGACAACACATCGCCCATGCTCTTAAACCCGCTGGCATTGTCGTATATTTCAGCAAACGTAGAGCCTGGAGGGCTGAAACTTGCCGCACTATCATCAATCTCAAACCTCCACTTTTGGTCAGGCCCCTGAAACCATCCTGTTTCATTCCAGATCGCGTTCCGGTCTGCACCTTCTGCAGCTAGGCGTTCTGCACGGGCGAGGGCTTCGTGGTCTGCTGTCCTAGCAAGACGACCAGCAAACATGCCAGTACCGCCAGCAGGACGCGCGAACGCACCGCCACCTGCAAACATCATACTGGCCATGCCAAGAGCACGAGAGTTGATCTCGTCCTGATCCATCCCGTAGTTATAGGCGTCACCGACCGCCGTTAGCGCGTTGACGCCTTCGCCAATGATCGGAGGCACCTGCCAGCCGCCATCTCCGGATCCACCCGTGATAGGCTGTCCAACCCCGGCGCGGTTCATAGGCGTGCTGGTCAGTTGCGGAAACTGATACGGTGTTAGGCTATCGTAGACAGCCCCGCCTAAGCGTTGTGGAGCGGTCAGAACACCAAGCGCTGCTTCGCCCCATGACTGCTGGGGTGCTTCAAACTTCGGCGCAATCAATGTCCCTCGGTAGTCGTACCCGTTGCCGAGTTCATCCACGCTAACGATGCTCGCACCATCAATCGGGGCGAAGGGATCGCGAGACAGCTTTTTCAGAAAGTCGCTCATCCCGCCCCCTATGCCGTCGCGCCTTTGATAAGAACAAACCGGATCACAATCGCCTGGGACAGAGAACCCGTTGTGATGTTGCGAACACTGATGATTGCAAACCCTGCCGCACAGCGCGCATTTAGCAGGTACGAGCCCCAAGAACCGGCAGTGACGTGGTTGAGAATGAGGACATCCGTCGCTGCGATACTACTGTTGGTCAGCGTAAAACTGACCGTCGTGTCCCCGTTCAACGCAGCCGCATTCATGGTGATGTTGCCACAAGCCGTATCCAACGTGACCCCTGTGGACTTGCTCGTCGTCTGCGTAACCGTTCCGCCCGCGCCTGTGGCGTAGCCAATGCCCGTCACGCTCGGACTGCGAAGCGCACCCACGGTCGAGTTTGTGCCGCCGTTGGCCAAGGGCAGCGTGCCGGACACGTCCGCCGTGAGATCCACCTTGCCCCAGGCCGGTGCTGTATCCGTGCCGGCCGAGCGCAGGACGTTGCCGGATGCTACCCAAGGTGCCGTCCCGCCTCTGAGCAAGGGCAGCACCATGACCTGCAGCGCCGCCACCAGACGCGACAGCGTTTGATTGAGCAGTGAGCCGTTTGTTGCGATGTCCTGGAGGGACTTGCTGTTGATCATTGCCAGCCCTCGACGATCTGCGAAAGCTGGGACACGTTTTCGATCAGCAGTTTGCCGTTGGTTGCGATAGCTTGAAGCGTCGGCAAGGATGCGTCCGGTGCAGCTGTTGGATCAGCCACGGCTGCATTAGGAACCGCCGTGCCAAGCATCTTTTGAATGAGGCTGTTGGTCTCTCCTGCCATCACCGCCTCCCATCCATTGCAACACGGTAGGTGAGTTTGCCAAGACGCCAGAAGCTGCCAAGATCGGAGCTTTCGACCTTGAACGCAATCTGACGTCCTCGGATACGGGTGTAGATCTGCTGGGTGGAGGCATCGAAGGTATAGGGGCCGTGCTCAACCGGCGTGTCGCTTGGATACATCTGGGAGTAGAACGTAACCGTCAGCTCTGCGTCCTGGTCCCCGTTGATTAGGCCATAGCGCATGTCCGGGATCATGACGTCGACAAACGCCATGTCTTGGCCGTCGACAATCCTGAAATAACCCGTTGTAAATGACGACGTGATCGGGTTGCCGTCCGCGTCGTAGCCCATCTCGTGCTGATAGATCACCCCGTTCTGGGAAGCACCAATCGGAGTTCCAAGCACGGACTGGTCGATCCATGCCGTGCGTGACAGCGTGCCGTAATCCCAAGCCCCCTCGACCACGTTCAACTTGACGTAGCTGTCTGGCTCTGACGATCCATCGGACGGATAAAACCACCAGATTTCATTGGCCGTAGAGTTGGCGGCCGCAACGGATTTGTGGCCGTTCGTTGCATCGAGGTTCTGGAACACCTTGTCCCAGACCGTGCAAGGGATAGGCTCTGCACCGTTTCCGGTCAGGGCAAAGAAGTTAGACCGCCCCATCCAATAGACCATGCCGCCCATCTGGGTTGCTGCATGTTGCCCGATCAGTCCGCAGTTGGCGCCGATCTTGTTGAACCCGAACACAAGCGGATAGCCGACGTACTGCATGGCCCATACATCAAGGTCGGTCCAGATCAGCGCGTTTTGCGGGCCTTGTAAGCCTCCCACGATCTTGGAGCCTGTCGGGATGTGGAACGAGCCTGCCTGCGTCGTCGTGCTCACGGTCCAGTTGGCATAGTCCAACTGATCCGACCACTTGATCAGCAGAGGATCCTGATCGACGCCGATGTTTTGCGTTGACGTCGAGCCCCAAGCCACAAGGATCTGTGCGGGCATGGCAACAAAACATCCCCCGTTAAACGGAGGCGCGGCCGGGATAAGGGAGGCGTTGGAATTGCCCCCAATCGGGTTCCAGAAGAACAGCCCCTGATTGGCAGGGTTTGCGATGAGGTCGGAACCCCAGTTGTCGAGGGACCAGTTCGTGGCCGTGATCGGGGTACCAACCAGACCGCCTGGAACATCGCCCGTTCCATACCCGCCATCACCGTACCCGCCGATGCCGTAGCCAACACCACCGTCCGGAATCGTGCCTTGTGTGATCGCATACAGGATCTGCGCTTGGTCGTCGTTCATGGCGACCTTAGCAGGCGCCGACGTCACCGAAGAAAGCTTGATCTTGAAGTTGTCGGTGTCAACGATCGAGGTGGCCGCGTAGGTACCAAAGACGCTTGTCGCGTAAGATGCAGCCCCCAGCGTCGTCGAGATCGGGAAATTGACAGTGTCGCCAATCGCAAGACCATGCTCAGGGATAGTCACGACGATATTGGACGAGCCGTACACAATCCCGGTCTGGGTCCCAGATTGCGTTCCAGACGTATTGACGACAGGCGTCCCGGCAACGGCATTGGCATAGCTGGTGGCAAGCTGGAACGTGTCCGTGGTGTTGCCCGTTGCTGATACGTAGTATTTCGTACCCGCCGTAAGCCCTGTTGGCAGTGCGCCCGTTGTTACAAAACTGACGGTCTGCCCCGTGGCAAACCCGTGCGCCGTCCAGGTCACAACGCCGGGCGTTGCAATCGAGATGGTCACGGTTGCGGACGTCAGTGCTTCGACTGCGTCCGTCGAAAGCGTCTGGAACACCGGCACCGTGCCATAGAAGGCCGTCCCCGTGACCGTTGGTGAACTCGATCCCGTAATCAGGATTGTGTTGCCGTTGAGATCGGTGATCTGGAAGTCGTTGACGTTTAAGCTGGTGGCACTGACGTAGTAGGTCGCACCGTCCGTCATTCCGGTTGGGAGTGTTCCCCCCGTAAACTTGACCATCCGTCCGGCCGCTAGGGCATGTGCGGCCCAGGAGATAACCGCCGCCGTCCCAGCACCGCCTGCCGGCGCAATCGTCACCGTCGCGGTGGATAGCGAAAGCGTGCCAGATACTTGACCGTCGAACGTCAGACGGTACTTGGTGGCGCCCAACTGCGTGATCGAATGCCAGCCGGCCGAGACGATCTGGTCCCCGATCGCGATGGGCGTGTTGAAGTACACGAGTTCAGCACTCGTGATGCCGGTCACCTCGCTATCGGTCACGTCCACCGCATAGGTTGTGCCGGTCAGGTTGGAGCACTCAAAGACAGCCCCGTCCGTGGTCATTTCCTGGGGCGTGACAACAGAAAGATTGCCGCTTGTCAGGATTGCCAGTTCTTGTGTTGCCCCTGCTGCCAACCGTCCGGTTTCGTTTAGGTCCTGCCAAGCGTGCAGCGCCCTTGGAACACCCGACAGGGAATCCTCGTAGTAGCGCTCCCAGCCGCCGATCTTCTGGGCAAGGCCGTTCTTCCACCGGATGAACGTGGACTCTGAATAGCCCGCTTCATTCAGCGTTGGCGTCATTTCAGTATTGACGCCGGGGACCAGTTTAACCGAGGCAAAGGGCATGGATTACCCTCTCTGCGGCTGGGCAAACGGGGCAGGCTGCTTCGACGTCCACGACGGGCCTTCGAAGTTCTGGCGTGCGTCCATATCGCCAACGACGGCGGCAAGTGCCTGGTACTGCGATTCCCAGCTCACAGCCTGTGCTGGCGTGTCGGACTGGGCTCCGAAGTTCTTCTGCCAACCACTCAAGAACACCATGGCAGCGGTCACGAGCAGATCAGGGAGCGTCGTGGACAGATACGTTGTCGTGTTTGAAGCAGACAACGGGTTGGGGTTGACGTACCCGATCACCTCGATTGTCACGGGATCAGATGGTGCTGGACCAAGGACAACCACCTGATCTGTCTGCATGGCAAAGACGGACGGGACGGAGCCTGATGCGGGGGCTGCTGTGTTCGGCCACAACATGTCGAGGACATCACGCGATACAGGTGTCAGACCTGTCCGGACGTCGTCCGTGATGACATTCAAGCGCTCGATGATTTCAAACGGGCCTTCTGTCGGGACCGGCAGAGTGAACGTGCGCGTCGATACCGCGTCTGGCGTTTCCATCGAGACTTGCGAGTTCAGAAACGAAAACTGGCGATAGATGCGGTTTTCCGCGTAGTCGATGGCGGACGGCAGGATCTGCACAAAGTTTGCATCGGACTCCGGCAGCGCCAAGAGGTTAGCAACCGTCGTCACGAATTGAGCGTAAGTCAGCGCCATTGGTCCCTCACGTGATCGTCACTTGAAGATCGCCAACGCTGAACTGGAGCGTGTTGTACAAAACCGCCGTCATCGGGTTGAGCAAAGCGGCCGACATCAGCAGAGTGCCGCCGGTTGCGGCATCGTAAATGCCTACCCAAGAAATGTTCGTGCTCGCCTGAATGTCCGTCGTGATGACGATATCGTCCGTGTTGACGTACGGGCTGGATCCGGACATGGACGATGCATAGTTCGTCCGGGTCGTACTCCCCGTGATATCAGCCAGAACGCTATCTGCGCCTGATGCTGGCGGGCCGTTGAACAAATCGATGTAAAGCGTCGACCCAAACGGCGTGCTTGAGAATACCTGCGCCCCCATGATCTGGAGCGTGCCAGCTTCGTTGACCGAGTAAGCAGGCGGACGGGGATCGTTGACCGGCATTGGATCGGGCGGCAGGATCGGGTTCAGCAACTGCGGCTGGGGATCGTCCATGCACGTCGGGCACACGCGAAAACGTGTGTTGTATAAAGTCGACCCGTTGTACTGGTATTGGTAGTTGAGTTGATTAAGCTGCCAGGTGAATCCGCACCGATCGCAAATTCCCCAGGCTCGCGGCGAGGTCGCGTCAACCTGTGCTCTACCGTGAAATCTGTAGCTCATCGGTAGTAATTCCCGAGCATGGGCGAAATGTACAGCGGCACATCTTCTTGATCCTGCGTGGCCGCGATTGACCAAGCCCGCTCTGCATCGGCCTGTCTTTTCGTCTCAAGCTCAGGGCGATAGATCACAGCCAAGCGCGCGGCGAGTCCCGCCACAAAGGCGTCGATGAAGCGATAAGGGAACTCTGCTGTCTGCCCGTTGGTCAGAAGCGCGTCCTGGGGCTGGGACACCATGCGCATGTTGAGTGTGTAGGTGGCGTTGCCATCCGGAACCGGCCACAAGTGCACGATTGGGGTTTCCTGCCGGTCAAACCAGAACGAGGTCGGCGGGCCTTGCGTCGTCTTGGTCGGGAGTGCCGCGTACTCAAATGTCGAGATCGGAGACAGGATGCGATCCGTCGAAACACCATTGTATGTCGTGGTCAGGTAGACAGCCATGGGGGCAATCAGACGGGCAATCAGCGTATAGTCCGCTGTGCCGCTCACGAGGCTGACGGTGTAAGTCTCGCTGAGCCACAAGTTCGGAAGGCGGTTCGAGAACTCGACCTGCAGCAGGTTGGCTTCGTTGGCGGCATCGATCAGATGCTGCTGGGTGATTTCCGTCCGGCGGATCTGGATGCGGCCGTACGCATTCAAGACCAGATCACCGACTGACGGGTTGAATGTGTACGTGCCGCTGGTTGCCATGTGCGTCCTACTGTTTCACGAGATTGGGGCTGGCGATCAACGCAGGATCATACAGACGCACGCCGGAAGGGGTTTCATAACCTGGCGGTTCACCGTCAGTCCCGACAAACGCCGCCCACTCCATCGCGATCCCAGTGCGGGCGTCGATCATGTCCAGCAAGTGTGTGCGCTCGAATAGGTCTGCTTCAGGTGGCCAGCCATCGGGCGGCGCTTCCTTCATCAGGGCCGCAGCGCTTTCTGAGTGGTACCAGAAATTCCAAAGCGAGCGCGTGCCTGAGTGCGGGACTTCTGCGATTGTCACCTGCACAAGAGGGACGGGCTCACCGCTAGACACATCTGCAATGCCAAGAGCTGCCATTGTAGCAAGAGCAATCTCTCTGCTAGGGGCACTGGCGTTGACTAGGATTTCCATGGTCACGCTCCAATCGCTTGAAGCTGCGCTTCTGTACGGGCGCCGGGGAATAGAGCAATCTGCGTGACAAGCTGGCCGCTGGTATTTCCAAGCAGCATCCGGGTAAGCGTCGGCAGCGTGACGCCAGTATCCTGTGCTGCTGCACCGCCGTTGACGACAAGCAAGACGTTGTTTGCCTCTGCCGACACAGCAATTCTGTGGAACGCGCTGCTCGTGATGGTGCCTGATGTGGTCGCATCCGGTACGCCGCCATCTGTGACCGTGACAATGCCTTGCCCGCTGGCGTTGTTGCCAATCGACACAAGTTCGTTCGCCGTGGTGTCGTCTAGCCGCAGTGCCGTGGTCGCCACGCTTGCGCTTGCGGGTTTGTAGCGGATGTAAGCGGTGTATGCCGATCCCAGAGACGGGAACAGGTTCAGCAGCGATGTGTCTGTATCGACCGCCCTAGTCACAGCAGCCCCATACGTAATGATGCCGCTTGTTACTACCGTTCCAGTCTCATGGTCGAAGCAGTAGACATCCACTTCATCGCCGCTGGTGACAATGCGAATGCCAACGGTTGGGTTGGTGGACGTGACGGCAGCAAGCGAAACCCGTGTCCAGGAACTCGTGACGGTCTGCGTTGTCCAAGTGGACCCGTTGTCTTGCGTGAGATCGATGTTGCCTGAGCCTGTGCGCCGCTTGATGTACGTGCTCGTGACACGAGACGACGAACCCGACGTGATGGCCTGCAATGCCGTCGCATTTCCAGCCGTAGCTGTCAGCGTGCTTGCGCTATTGGCTACGTTATCAGGACCCGTCGCGGTTAGCGCCGTGGTCATGTTGGATTTGGTCCACGAGGCGTTCGTGAAATCGTTAGAGCGCAGGCACAAATTCGTCGCCGCCGGTTCGACCATGATCCCCGTCTTAACTCCACTAGAGTAGACATAAGGGAGATCGTAAACTGCAGCAGATGTCGTTGCGACGTATGTAGAGACACTAGGAGTACGGCGAAGGTGCCATTTGCGGATTCGAGCCGCGCGGGTGCTGTTCCCGGCGTATGAGGTTGTTCCTGTTCCGTCGGTCGTCGCAAGCGCAATAATCGGGCCAACGGACGAGCCCGTCGCGACGATCTCTAGCGTACACGTGTAGTATCCGTCTGCGGAAACAGGGGAAATTGACGTTGCCGTAATCGATGCGTGTTTGGTGCCAACCACGCCGTTAACAAGATCAAACGAGGATGCTACCCCAAGATGCCCTGAGTAACCATCTCCCTGGATACGCACCCACTGCAAACCGCCTTCCGGCTTAACCTCGACCGTTAAAACATACGTTGCGCCTGTGATACCAGTTGTGCCGATTGGCAATATAACGTGATGCGAACTGGTTGCGCCGTTCTCAGTGAACAAGTTCGTATCTGTTAGACCCGTTCCGCTGGCCGTCCAATTCGCAGGCGTGTCCGATCGCAACGCATAATTATGCGCCTGGAAACTCAGATACCCGTCCGCCTGCTCTGTAAGCTTAACACTAGGCGCCGAGTAGGTAAGTTTGGATAGTGGGCCTAGGGGTAGTCCTGTAGTGCTAGAGACAGTGCCTTGGGAGTTGTAGTCGAGAACACCCGTTGAATCATCGATAGCAATCGAGGCGTCCGTGAAATCCATGGCCATGCCATAAGGACCCCACTCAGCCAAAAACAGCGCAGCGCCCGATGTCGACGAGGTGATGACAAGCCCTGCTTGACCGATACCGCCAGCCAGCCAGACGAGCCCCGTTCCAAACTCCAGCCCTGAATCTGTATCGATCAAGCCTGCCATCGGTTATACCGGCGTGCCAGAGGCTTGCAGGACGTTGTAGATCACATACCCCGGGTTGGTTTGGCTGTTGAGCGTGATCCGCGTCACGGTCGGGATATAGGCGTAGTTTGCCTGTGCGGTTGCGGTGGCTGCCGCCACGCCAGAGTCTGGATGGTTCACCCAGTTGACGCTTGCGTACCCAACCGCATTGGGATCCTGCAGTGACTGCTGCACGGTGAAATTCACGGTTCCAGACACCGTCACCTGAAGCGAGGTCGGTGCCAGAGCAAAGCGGTCCAATGAGATCGGACGCGAGGATGCAATGCCGTTCGTGCCGAACTTGACCGTTCCAGACGAAGCGCCAGAGGTCCAGATTGATGTGATCGTCTTGTAGTCATAGACGGTGTACGTCGTGGTGTTGTTCACGCCGACAAGCGACTCCGTAATAATTCGGTCGTTCCAGTCGGTTCCGGTGATGGTGAAGGTGTCGCCCGTATCGTTTGCGCTTGTCGTCAGCAGCAAGCGCCGGGGCGTGTCCATCGTGGCCAGCAGTCCATTGACGCCAGCCGACACGTTGCCAGTTGCAGCACCCGACGATGAGATCGCCGTCACGGTCATGAACAGCCCACGGGTTGCCACACGGCTCGTGTTGGCCCCGGTGAGGGTTTCTGAAAGATAGGCGCCGTTGATATCCGTGCCCTTGACGGTGAAGTTCACGCCGCTATTGCCAGCGCAGACAATCACGACAGAGCGGCCGCCCAGGTTCGTGGCCGCCGTCGTCAGCGTCAGGTCCGTAGCAGACCCCACCGCCTGAGATGCAGCAATGCGGGTCGCTGAATAGTCCGAGGCATATGTCCCATCAATGACGATGGCGCCAGCGCCGGACGGGGCCTGAGACAAAGACACAGCATCGTCGTCAGGGGCCGCGAGCGGTCCCACGGTCACAGAGATGAGCCTCATTGGGGCATCCTCGAATGGGGTTTAAGGAGAAGGCCGGACGCTTGGAGACACATCCGGCCTTCTGTTTAGTCGCAGCGCTTGGCCGCCGTGGACATCGGGGCGAGATCCGCACCGACACGGCCACCAAGCTTTCGCCCGGGACGGTCGAGACGCATCCGAGCCTTGCCACCCATGACGGGTGGCATTTCGTCTGCGTCCTTCGACTTGCCAGGAGCGAAGGGAGTAGCAGGGGGGATTTTCGCCCCCTTGCTGAACCCCTTCGGGGCGCGGTTTGTCTTGCGTCCCTTCATGGCTTGTCCTCGCTTTAAGCGTTGGTCGACTGCGTCTTGAAGCCAGTGACGGCCGTGTAGTTGATGCCGCCCTGTTCGCCAGCCAGGTTAACAATCGAGACCGGGTTGTGATAAACGAACGTCGCGCCCTGGATCGAGTTAGCGAAGTTCGCGGCGTTATCGGCCAGCGTCATGTAGATGTTGGGGCCGATCGTGCCGGTCGAAGCCGTGATGGTATCGACCATGATCACGTCCGCAGCATTGCGTGTGCGCGCAATGACGTTGCGGACTTCAAGGTTGGTCGTTGCCGTGGTGCGGATGTCAATCGCACCGACCGCAAAGTTGCCATCAATCACCAGACCGTCGATCACGATGCCATCACCGCCGACAATGGCGATGCCAGCATTCGTGCCAGCCGCAGAAGCCCCGGTATAACGAAGACCGGAGATCATCATGCGGTTGGCAGCAGCCGTGGTCAGGACGCAGTCCGTGCACTGGCCCGTCACATCCACGTATTCGCAGTCGAGCAGGGAGAACCCTGCAGCCTGGACGTGAATGGGATTGGTCAGGGCATCAAACCCGCCAGAGAACCAGACGTTCTTGACCGTGATGTTGGCGGCCGTCACCGTCATGGATGCGCCGACAGCCGTGGTGAAGTTGATCTGAGGACGGCCGCGGCCGTTGCCCAGACCGACAATCGAGATGCCAGCAACATCGAGCGCAAGTCCGCCCGCTGCCGTTACCGTCTCGACGTGTCCGGCAAGAACAACAATCACACCGGAATAGCCAGCCGTGCACTTGCCAACAGCGTAGTCGATGGTAGCGAAGGGCATGTCCATGGACCCTTCGTTACCGTTGGAACCACGCACGGACGAGACATACCAATACTGAGTAGCAAGCGGGATAGTCCCGCCGCCAGGGATGAGCGGAGCTCCGTTGACCGAAACCCCGTCACCGATAAAGTTAGTGTAAGCCATTGTTTGGCTCTCCTATCGGGTTATCACGAGGACGGGAACGAGCCATAGGCTGCGCGCCAGTCGTTGTAAGTAGGGCAATAGCGTTCATACCCTTTGACCAGCAGGTTGTCGGTGATGAAGTCGACCTGCATGTCGGTCTCGAACTTGACACGCTGCATCATCAGCAACGCGTCTTTGGCGTAGTTGGTGAGCAGGAACCAAGCCGTCTGCGAGGTGAGGTAATCCCAGGCCATATAGCCCTGCGGCAGACCGCCGGCCGTGGACAAGATTGCGTTCACATCGTTGTTGGCAGTACCCGGGCGCAGTTCCGTCTTGGTCAGGCGGATTGCGATCGGTTCAGCGGCTGGGGCAACGAGCAGCTTCTGAGCGCGGGCATAGATCTTCAATCCGGCTTCGTTGACGAAGTTAGACCGAACGTTGGTCATGCCCTGGAGCAGCGAGCTTTCGTTCAAGTCGAGAGCCGTCGAGAACGTGTTCGCAACGGTCGAGCCATCAACAGGGTGATCGGTTGCAAACAGCGCCTTGCCGTCGCCGCCGATGTTGGTGTCGTAGGTCGTGCCGTTGTTGAAGATGTTGGCAGCCTGGATTTCCTTGAACTGGTTGAAGCTATCCAGCATCTGCAGGTTCGTCGGATTGAACTCTGACTTGTAGAGGTTGTCGTCGATGGCCTTACGCGTTATCGCGTAGCCAAGACCAACCTCAAAGCTTTCAGCGTTGTAGACCAGACGTTCGCCCGCGTTGTTGTCGAATGCGGTCTGGCCGCCTTCGTTCTTCAACTGCGCGAGACCCAGGAATCGGTTCTGGACTTTGCGTTCAACCGCCATCGTGGACTTGCGGGTCGTAAAGACCTGGTTCCACTGCTGCGGGATCATGTCGTACTTGCCGTCCACGGCATAAAGGCCGGGGCGCAGCAAGTCGCGGATGCTAGTGAGTGCGACTGGCATGGTATTATGCTCCTAAAGCTGCGCGGCTTAGATGCCGGTTTCCTGATAGATGTTGGCCTGCACAAGCACGCGGTTGTAAGCGCCGGATTCCGATCCGTTGCCAACACCGACGTCCGAATAAAGACCCAGGATGCGGAACGGCAGCGTTGCCGTGGTGCCGAGCGTGCCGGTGTCGAGATACATGGCGGACATGCCGGTGAGCGTGCTGCCCGTGCCCATGGCGACATCGACGTTCTGACCGACCGCGGCAAAGGCCACGCCGGTTGCGTCCGACTGAATGACGAACTTGGGCGGCACAGCCGTGTTGATCGGAATGATATATGCCGTCACAACAGCGTTGGTTGCGACGTCGGCACCGGGCCAGTAGTTGGAAAAGACCGTCATCTTCTGGCTGGTCGAGTAATACTTGCAGCCCCAGAACACACCAGCCGCCTGCGAGACGCCCGTAGCGGCCGTCCACTGCGCGATGTATCCGGTGCTCAGGGCTTTAACGAGATCGCCGCGAAAGATCTTGGTGGTGTCGTTGTAGGCGATCAGGCGCGTGGTCATGCCATAAGTTGGCGCGGCGCCGTCTGCCCCCTGGAAGGGCAGCGCACCGAAAGGCGCGTTGGTGTTTGCCATTGGTTGGTGTCCGTTTTGAATAGGCCACTGCGAAGCAAATCGCGATGGTTCGTGGCCGTGGGTTGAAGACCGGGAAACCCGATCCGCTCATCCCCGCTTTGAGATCTCCGATCCCTGCGAGGCCGCCACGGCCCGTGGCGCTAATCAATACGTGACGCTAAGAAAGACTGATCCGAATTATTTCGTCAAGTCTTGCTGTGAATTAGGCGGCTCATCGACGGCGTTCGACAAGCGCCCTTCCCACATTCCACAGAACTGCTGCTCCCTCATCTCGCGTTCAAAGAGAGAGCAGCGCCCTAACTCAAGATCAAGCATGTGAGCAACGCGGGACCAGAAGAAACACGTCCCGCAATGCTTGCCATTCTGTTCCATCAGTCGTCGACCGATGGGAGGTACTTAGGCCGCGTGGTCTCGACAGCCTCATGACGTACGCTCATGCGCTGGCCGTAGCGCTTGGCCGGGTCGTTGACTTCAAAGCCAGAGGCCTTGGGAGCCATGCCGAACTGCTCGCGTGAGCCACGTACCTGTGCATCCGCGCGCTGCTTGTCTTCCATGCGGGCGTCTTCCTCATCGAGGATCGAACGCTCCATCAGGATCTGTCCGCCAATGATGATGGCGCCTTTTGATCCGGCCGGAATGAACTTGCCGTCATGGCGCTCTGCGGGAACAGGGGTAAAGCCCAACTGGCCAAGCTCAGCCATATAGCCGGGCTCTTCCTGTCCAAGACATGAAAACCGCTTCCACTGATAGACCCAGCCTTCAGGAACGATGGCAGGATCCACATAGTAGCGGTCAGAATTAAGCTGACGGACGCGACGGCGGATCGGGGGATTAGTGGGAGATGCTTCCGGTTCCGGCTCGCGGACGGATGTCTGGCGTGTGCGAGTAGGTGCGTTCATGGTGTGCCTCGTTTAGTTGTTGCGATAGCGACCTTCCTGGTCTGCCTTCGACTTGTTGATGTAGTATTCCTTGGGCGTCATCCCGAGCGCTTCTGCCATTTCGGCTTCTGCACGGGTCAGGCGGATAGTCGTTGCCTTGCCGTTCACGCCTTGGCTTCCACGCGATACCGGGGCCGCCGTCACTGCGGGGCGGACGGGCTTAGGATCAGACACGATCACACCTTCCTCGATCTCTTCGCCGTCGTCATCGGCGGCCTGCTGCTGTTGCTGCTGGGCTTGGCGATAGCCCAACTTCTCCTCGATGAATGCAAAGTATTCCGGCGTATCCGGCCTCAGGCCTTCGCGCTTGGCCCGGGCGTCCGCTGCAACGACTTCGGCATTGCGCACGTCGTCGGTCACGCATTCCTTGTGCTGGCGCAGCCATGCCTTTGATGTCTCAGACAGGCCAGAGATACGGTCCTCGAACGCGTCACCCGTTGACTGGGGCTGCTGCTTGACGAGCTCTGCGGCCTTGACCTGTTCCTCGCGCTGCTTGCGCTTGGCATCAAGTTCAATATCCGCCTTGGTGTCTTCGTACTGGAGCAGACGGGTTGCGACCTTGGCTGCTTCCATCTGCAGATCGGTGGCACGGTCATAGTCGCCCGTCTCATGGGCGGCCCTGATCTGGCGTTTGAGATCATCGGCCCGTGCCTTGGCCGCGCTGATGTGGCTTTCGACAAGCTGATAGTGGGTGTATTCCGCCGTCCGGTTTGCCTTGGTTGCGGCTTCGGACAGCTTGCGGGCGTCGGCTTCTGCTGCCTCGCGGCGCTGGCGCTCTGTGTCCCGCTCCCGGCGTTCCGCGTCCCGTTCAGCCTGCAAAGACGCAAGCTGCGCCTTCAGGCTTTCGACGGCGTCGGGAGAGATTTCGTCTTGGCGCTTGGCTGGGGCGGCTTTGCGCTCGCCTTCAGGCTCAAGGACAAGATCGTCGTCAATGATTTCCAGTTCATCGCTCATGGCTCACAATTGCCTCTCAAAACTTAGCAAACTCACCGTGCAGATCGCTCGCTGCACTCTGGTAAGCCGCAAATGCCTCCTCCTTAGACGCGAAGGTACCTAGGTGATGGACTTTCTTGTTAGCTTGTATTTGCGCAGCCCACTTGCCGGATCGCACGGGGAACACGCCCTTAAGCCCCGTCGAACTATCCGACCTTGCAGACGTGTTTTGCATGTTCTGGTGCTGAGAACTTGCCCGTAGGTTTGAAATACGGTTGTCAGAGCGGACGCCATTTATGTGGTCAATCTGATCAAGTGGCCATTCACCATTGACAAAAAGCCACGCCAGACGATGTGCCAAATACGTGCTCCCATCTAGAGACACGCATCTGTACCCCTGTGCGTTAACCCAGCCCGCAGACCCTACTTTGCGCAGACCGCGCCGAGCCTTTGCCGCTGTAAATTCTCCAGTGTCTGGGCAATACCGCAAAAGATCCTTCAGGCGCTGTGCTGTCAGGTCCCTGGCGCTTTTGCTGGATACGCGGAGGTTTCGGATGCGATTATCAAGTCTGTCGCCGTTTATGTGCTCAACGCCGCCGCTCGGCCACTCACCGTAGACGTAAAGCCAAGCCAACCTGTGCGCGTGGTAGCGTGTTTGCCTAATTCCGATGTACAGACGGCCTCCACCTCCGACGCTCCCAGCGATGCAGGAAGCTTTCGCCTTGGCGCTTACATCTTTGCGCCAGCGGAACGATCCTGTGTCTGGATCGTATGAGAGGAGTTCTTGAAGTTCGCCTTGAGCAACAAGCGACATGATTTCCTCAGAAAATGCGGTCTGGATGATCTACGACCATCTTAACATGCGCATCTTCGAGTAGGCGGCACACAACCCCATTCACTGCCACTTTGTGCGTGTCACTCGTGCGAAAGACACACCACATCCCAGGCTCAATTTTCTGCCCGTGGAATTTGTTAACACCGTCATCCTTGAACGCCATCGGGCCGACCTTGAGCACGAGGCCAACGACGCCCTGGTGGATGTCTTCTTTTTTGGTACGCTCAGACAGGATGATGCCGCCCGCTGTTTTTTCTGGCCTGGTGTAGACACCGACGAGAATGAGGTTGTGGTAGACGCCGACGCCTTCTAAGTCCCCTACTTCCGACCGGATAACGTCGGCGGGATCTTGTGAGTGCGCCATTTTCAGTGTTGTCATCTGCGTCATGTCTTTGCCTCTTTGATCTTTCCGTAAACCTCTGCCTCTACGTCTTTAATCATCTCAAGAACTGCCTCCAGTCCTCGGAGAAACCCGCAATCGCCTCGATACGCTTCTAAAGAAGACGCCGCGCCACTCACGATCTGAATGGCACGGCGCTCATGTTCTGCATTGATCATCTGCGCTAGGACTCGCAGGGATCGGATATCGATGGTTTCAACGGCCAATCACTTCCCCTTCGCAGGCTTCAGCCCGTAAGCCTTTGCCTTTTCCAGACGACCAAGACCACCACCAGCACCATCCTTCACGCCAGACACACCGACACGTCCGCCGTTCTTACGCTGCATCATGGACGGGTCGATCATCGGGGGGGCAGGAGGAGGTCCGGCCATCGGGGGAACGTTCGGGGGAACAACCGGAGGGATGGGCGGCATGACCGGAGCGTCCGGCTTGGACGGTGATACGTTGATCACGATATTCGTCCGTCCGGACTTCTTTGCTGCTGGACGATCAAGACGCTGACGGGTCGGGACGCCATCAACGAACGTGTCGGACGGGTTCATATCGTCCGAATCGTACGGATCGTCATCCTCATCCATACCGCCGGACAAAGGCGAGACTGCCCCACCGTTGGCGTAGGCTTTGCGAACACCAGCAAGCCGCTTAACAGCGTTGGCCTTGCTGGCCGATTTGAAGTGCTTCATGCGGACATCTCCATCGTCCAGGTTGGCAAAACGCTTGACCTAAATCATCACCTCATGCCCGAACTAAAAGGCATACCTTGGTTCGGGCGTCCTCGCATACCCATCAACGCACCTAATCCCGGCATGGGCTGTGGTGGACGCATTGGGGCAGGACGTGGCATCATTGGGGGAGGAGCAGATGGGCGCAGGAACTCCGGGCTTGCGGGAGGCGACCGCCTGATCGGGCTCAGCATACTACCCATCTGCTCCAACTGTTCGTCGCCTGCTCGATCGCCTTCCGGGTTTGCAACCACGGCTGCAGCGACTTTCAGGACTTCGACATTCTGTTTGACCTCACGGTCTTTCTGGCGCTGTTCGGCATCCATTTCCGCCAGGACAATCTTAGCCTTGCGGTCCTTTTCAGCGATGTCCGCCTTAACCTGCAACTCAACGACCTTGTTCGGGTCAGGCTGCGCAGGCGCTTCAGGCTGGGGCTGCATGAACAGTTGTTCGGGACGGTCCACGTTGAGCATCGCCAGAATGCGGCTGTCGACGGCAACTTGGTTGTACATTTGAGGATTGGCCATCGCGAGTTGCTTGATGGCCGTCGCCTTCATAACGCGATGCATGTGGCTTGGGACGTTCGGATCAGCGGCCGGCACGATCTCAGCGCTTTCAAGGGCAGCCTTGAACCGGGCAATGCGCTCTTCCCCCTGGCCGAGAGCCGGACGGCGGTTACCGCGCCACAAGGCTTCGGGATCCTCGCGGAACAGATCGCACAGCAGCCGGAACTCTTCTGCCTGCGCAGCGTGCAAGGCCTTGTGTACCGCGCCCTCGATCTTGGTGGCCTGCTCGATCATGGCAAGCGTGGTGCCAACGGGAGCGTCCTGCTTACCCTCACCGACCGGCGTGTCTGCCGTTCCGCCTAGACGCTGGCCCATGTCCCTGATCTGGGCAATGAGCGCAACGTGTGCAGGGTCAACAGCCTTGTAAGGCAGAGGCATCACGGTCTGGCCGATCGGCATTCCGTTGGTCTCGATGCCCATGCCACCACCGGGAGGAATGCGGAACTCGTTCGACATCTGCCGCGCGG